AAGTGGCCGGAAAAAGAGATAAGAGAAGCGATATCGCCATCGCCAGCATTAGACACCCTCAAAATAGCCCAACTACGAGAAATAGCCAAAGAAGAAATCATAGACATTAAAGGCTTGCGTAAGAAGGCGGACATCATTGAGGCAATCAAAACGGCGAGAGCTTAACAAAGAATGGCTAAGAAGAAGAAAAAAGCCAAAAAAAAAAGAAATCAACCAAATCCAAGAGTAACGGATTAGTTGGAAGGGATAAAAGTGGTCAATTTGTCAAAGGTCACAAGCTCAGCGTTGGCAATAGGAGCCATGCAAGTGAACCAGCAAGACAACTTAGAGAGGCTTTGCTTGAGGCAATTTCTGTCGAGGATATGCAGGCTATTGTCAAGCAATTAATAACGAAGGCTAAAAATGGAGATATACCGGCAATTAAAGAATTATTCGACAGGGCGCTCGGCAAACCGCATCAGACCCATGAGGTTGATGTTGAGGTTAAGACCTATTCCCAAGAACAGTGCGACTCAATTAGGAAGATGTTAGCGTCAAGGTGTGTAAATGCTGAATCGTAGGCAATTATTACAATCTGGTGTGGCACTGACGATGGCAGGATTTATGCCGGACTGGGATGTGGATGCTCTGGCCAATGAAGACATCAACATGATTGGCGAGAAGATACTGCTCTATAAACCCTTGCCAGCCCCAGCAAGATTTCATCACAGTTCAGCCAAGAACCGATGGATTATGGGAGGCAGCCGTTCAGGCAAGAGTGAGAGTTGTATTGGATACGATTTATGTACGTTTGCATTGAATATGCATCCACGCCGCAAGGCTCCAAGTCTATATGAATTGAACATTGCCCCATATACCAAGGAACCAAAAAAGGTCACGATATGGGCTGTATCAAACTCTTGGCCGCTTGTAGGTAAGTTGTTATGGGGAGAGAAGATAAAGGACTATCTACCGCCCTGTCAGATTAAAAAAATACTATGGCACAACAGGGCTGAAGAAATACCGAGTGAGATACAGCTACACAACGGCAACCGAATAGAGTTCAAGGCAGGAGAGCAGACGCGTAAGGCATTTGAAGGCCGTCCGATTGACGCTATCTATCAGGATGAGCAGATTAAGTCAGACGCCGAAGGCATATTTACTGAGATGCAGGCTCGGTTATTGGACTACAACGGCTTCTTTGCCGGTTCAATGACACCGTTGACACCGCAACCATGGCTTGAAGAGAAGGTAACAAACCTTCCTGAAACTGACGAGGTATTCTACGCCAACCTGAACGACAACCGCAAGAGCAGGGGCGGCTACATTGACGACAAAGAGATTGACCTGATGATAGCCCAATGGCCCATTGAGGTTCAGGAGACCCGTATCAAAGGCCACTTCGCAGCGTTCTTAGGCGCTGTTTACAAGACGTTCAATCGCAGAGTCCACGTCTGCGAGCCTTTCGAGATTCCCAGTGACTGGACTCGGTATAGGGCTATTGACTGGGGCTTTAATAATCCATTTGCTTGCCTGTGGGCTGCAAGAGACAAGGATAAGAACTGGTACATTTACAATGAGCATTACGAGGCACAGCAGACGCTCGCACGCCACGCAAGCGAGATTAAGCGAATTAGTGCCAATGAGCGTTATCGTTGCACTTGGGCCGACCATGACGCTCAGGACCGCTATGAGTTCAAGCAGTTAGGTATTCCTACGGTAGCGGCAAGAAAAGATGTTCATTTAGGTATCGAGGCAGTTCAGGCCGCTTTGAAGGTACAGGGCAACGGCAAGCCAAGACTGCAGATATTCAACACCTGCAAACACACAATCAAGGAAATGGGCGGCTATAAGTGGGCTGAGGGTTCGGAGATAAAAGATGCGAAGGACGAACCCTTACAGCTTAACGACCATACCTGCGATGATGTCCGGTACATAATTTATGGCGTAGAGGGCAAGTATTACTTTAGTGGGAGTGACTTGACATGAACTTTGATTATGGCGATATGATGATTGTGTTTATCTTAGGCTTCCTTTTTAGAGGTCTTTTTAATTATGTAATAGTTTATATATGCGACAAATGCCTCAAAAATAATCAATGACCCTTAACCAGACAAATTTCGATCAGATAAGAGAGTTGCCGATTAACGCGACTTACGACCATCTTATGCCTACGCCGGACAGGAGATATATCTATGGTGGCGTAGCGTGGCCGGGCAAGCGTGCTGGCTTCTGCGTTATTGTTCTGATGGACGATAAGCCCCACTTCGACAGTCACGATGTATGCGTATTGGCAGAGTTTGAGTCTTACAGCACAAGAGAGTTGGTAAGGCAGATAGGTGTTCTTGATAACACTTACATGCCCGACAGGTGGATAGGCGATAACCGCAACGACGCAGCCGATGCTTTTGTGAAGGAATTGCAGCAGGACGGTGACAGGGACAGGCGGCGCTCCAAGCTGATGTTCGTCTATACCTCGATGCTTGAAATGGAATATTTCTATCGCTACGCCTTAGATGAAATTAAGAGGCTAACCCAGAAAGAGCGGAAGATGCTCTATCTGAAGGAGTCTGCCGTCCTGCGGTACTTATCTGAGATTATCGACGAGGAAATGATTACAGAGCTAAAGTACGGCGATTATCCGGCTATCGAGGCTCTTGCCTATGCTGTGATAACGATAATGAAGAGCAAGATTCGTGAGAATACCTTTCGAAAAAGACCTGTAACACAGGACAGGCGATACAAGGTTGGCGCAAGGCAATATTCAGTAGGAGTACGATAATGGGCGGCGGCGGAAAAAGACCAAAAATTACTGAACCAGACCCGACTCCTTCCCCGGAGCCGATTGAAGAGCAGATATTAGCAAAGGACAGGCCAAAGAAGCAGGCCAAGAAGAAGGGTAGAGGCTCACAGATATTGGCAGGCCAGTTAAACAGGCAGGTTTTGAACTTTGGCAAATCGAAAGTCGGAGAATGATATGGAATGGCTTAGCTCTCATATGGGATACGTACATATTAGCAAGCGGTGTGTCTGGGGGCGTCACAATGCCGTGAAAGAGATATATCAAATATATATAAATGTAGGTGGTTTTCACTTTTGCGAAGAAATTGTTTTAGAAAATATAAACCAATTACAACTGCTTATACTCAAAGGCGTAGAAGCTTTAAGGAAAAAGGTTGGAGAATAAAAAATGAAACAGCAATTAACTGAAAGCTATTTAAGTCATAAGAGATGGATAGTTGATGGTGATAAAGTTTTTGGCCATCCTGAATATGGGAACGGTTATACTTATAACGGGAAGATAACAACTGCGGCAGTGGCAGGAGATTGGAACAAAGACAATAGGGGCAACACCGAAGTAGAAGCCCTTGCCGATGCGAAAAAGATAATCTTTTACGTCCCTCAGGGATGGGTAGCTCTTGAGATGCGGTGGAGGTTCAACGGCACTGCGGGCGACCAGCATGTTCTGCAATGCTTCGCGGCCGCAGGCAAAGACTATTACGACAGATTCGCTACGCTTACTATCGATACGGGTGATATGCAGCATACGGCGGGTGCTGCAGGAACGGGGATAGTCTTTATTGATACCGTTGTCCCGTCAGTGGAAAGGTGGCTGACTACCCAGACAGAACTGACTTCGACAGCAGATGATATAGGCCGTTACACGATGAACCTGCACGGTTGCGATAGAATCTGGGCGGTGGCCTCTACTCTGGACACAGCTAACAGCGGAACAACTCTTTATGTAGATTTCAAGCAAGTGTAAGGAGCGAATAATGAAACGCATTGTCTTCTTATTCATATTGATACTATCTGCAAACTGTTTCGCCCTACAGAAGAACGTAGCTTCTCAGAAGTGGGTAGTCTTTGCATTTGACAGTACAGACAACTCTGTAAAGACAGGTGACGCTGCAAACATTACGGCAAACTTGCGGATTGACGGTGTACAAAACGCTGTTGATGATACCAACCCCACCGAGCTAGAAGGCGGTTACTATGAATTTGGAATTACAGCAGCAGAATCCAACGGTGACAATATTCTAATTGCTGCGTCAAGTACAACGGGTAATATTATTGTAATAGGATGCCCGCAAGCCTTATGGACTACCCCGCCGTACTTCCCCACGATGTCAATCGATTCCAACGGCAGACTTGACATTATTAAAATAGCTGGCACTACGCAGACGGCCAATGATATGTCGGGGGATGCCAACACGCTTGTTGCCGGCGTAAATCTTACGAGCATAGACGGCCAGGACACAAACGGCAATAACGCTACTCTCAACCTCAAACAGTTGAATATAGTAAATAACGCCGGTTCGGCCTTGGTAGCATCTTCTACAGGCAATAATGGCTCCGGTATTCAGGCGTCAGGCAATGGGGCTGGACATGGTGTATTTGGGACGGGCGGTGCAACGGGGCAGGGCATAGCCGCTCTGGGCGGTGCAACAAGCGGCAATGGCTTTTATGGTCAGGCCCAGAACAATAACGACTCTGGGATGCGGTTAGTAAAGGACGGGACCGGAGTTGATTTGGATGCCGAACTTTCTTCGGACGCTATTGATAACGTTGTTATGTCAGACTTGGCTGCCGGAGCGCCGTCTGTGACGGCGTCAATCGTAACGGCGATTAACTGGATGTATTCGGCATGGCGAAATAAGACGGTCACGGACGGCACTAACAGTGAGATAGTAATTTACAAAGACGATGGTTCTACAAAGCTGGCCGAATCTGATATTTCAGACGACGGAACGGACTTCACAAGGGGAGAAATGGGGGCGCCTGACTGATGGCTATTGACAGCGAAACAAAACGCAGAGCGGCTATATCGGCGGGGATACCTTTTATCGTAATGATGCCCGTAGCTGACGGCACGATAGACGCCGCCGACAGACAGATGATGGCTGATGTCTATCCGGGCGTAACTGTCGCAGCGGGCGGTGACGTAGTTTTCGGAATGGTAAAAGTAATTAGGACTATAAAGACGATTTTAGAGCCTTACGGTTCAATGTATGAGGCATAA